CTAATCCAACAAACATCATACATAGCATTATGAAATACTTTTGTAATTTTTTCGTTTTGAAATATTTTATCATTCAAAGACTTCCAGATCTCTCTAACTCTATCAAAATCAAGTTCTGTGTCAGAATGATTAAGAGGGAAATAAGCAGTCTCTTTACCAGTTGCAACAGCTATCCCTGTTATAAAACCATCTTTTCTTATTGCTCCCAGTCCTTTTGTTTTAAGGTTTGGATCGTATGTTTCTATATCAACGGCAACTGTATCTATGCCATCAAGATCTAAATCTTCTGGTGATTTACACATTGTAATCCCTTTCTATTATCATTTCTAAATAATGTATCGCTTTCAATATATCTTCTTTTTTTCCTTTCGAAGAATGTCTACATATATACTTTATTGCATTGCCTTCTGCAAAAAGAATTTTATTTTTGTTTACGAACTCCGATGGTTGAATCTCGTAGTTTTTGTAATGAGATCCTGCTATTTGTTTGTCATATGCACTCATATTGTTCTCCTATATTAAATTTGTAAAGTTACCCATCTATTCAATTTATTTTTTTGTCCTAAAGTGTAGGTCCCTTGTGATTTTATTGTCCAACAATCATATCTACCTCTACTGTAAGCAACATATTTTAGCCTTAATTGTGTAAAATAATCTTCTATTCTCGTTGCTGTTAAATCAACAATAACATTGTCAAATGTAAGTCCTTTTACTGTGTGTATGTTTGCGTATTGAACTCTTACTTCACCTTCTAGATCAAAACCTTTCCTTAATACTTTTTCTATATAAAGAATCCTTTTTTCATAATCTTCTTTTTTACCTCTCTGTATTCTTATCCGTGTAAAGTCTTCTTCATCTATAGATGTTTCTTTAAGTAATTTTAATTTAATTAAATCATAAATAGTGTAATCTTTTTTAACCCAATCTTTAAAATCATATTCTCCAGATCCCCTTGGTATAACTTTACTACCCATGTACTCCCAAAAATCTTTTATCTGTTGTAAAGGCATAGGTACCCCTTCACTAAAATCTGGCCAAAGTTTGTGACATCTTAACTCTTTTTTTGGTACGTAAGCTGTGTTGCCTACATGGGCAAACTCTATACCATTTTGTTTAAAAAATGTTTTTACCCAATTATCAGAAGGAGTTCCTCGATAAGTAAATAAAAAAGTTTCTTTAGTATTTTTTATTTTATCTAACAATGCCTGCATCGCAGTAGACTCACGTCTTAAACTTGGTAAATGATAATGATTACCTATTATAGGTAGACCTTCATTTACATGTCCTTTAGGATAGTTTGCAGGTCTCCAAATTCTTTCATAACCATAATGGTCCCAAATAGGTTTTATAGTATCTTTACAAATATCATTTATAGTTTTACCACAACGGTGACCATCTTCTAATTGTTTTGCACCTTTAGATAAAGTGTGAAAGTAATGTGAGTTTGCTCCTGCAAATTCAAATATAGTTTGATCTGCATCACCTATCATATAGTATTCTTTAGCATTAGTTGATAATTTTTTTAAAGCTTCTAATTGTTTAACGTTACTGTCTTGTGCTTCATCGACAATCAAAGCGTCTATCTCAGGCTCTCTAGATTTTTCTATAAAGTCTTGAATCATATCATTATAATCACAACACAACGTCCTTGAATCTTTTTTATAATTAATATAGGCTGTTTGCATTTTTTCAATTACATTTAAAGTATAAGGTTTATAAGAAAGTTTGTCACAACTTCTCCAAAAGTCTTTTAAATTTTTTCCTTGGCCAAAAGCATCATTTAAATATTTATAGAAATTGTGTTTTTCAAACTCTACTTCTTTTATTCTTTGTAACTTAAAATATGAACCTACTTCTTGATCTTTACATAAATTGACATGATCTTTATAATCAAAAAGTTCTTTAGACATACCTCTATTCTTACAATAAGAATGTATGGTACAAATTTTATGTTTAAAAGATTTTTTAGTTAATCCTTTTTCTTTTACTATTTTTAATTTTAATATTTCATCTCTAATTTCTTCTGCTGCAACTTTAGTATGAGACAAAATTATAATTTTATCGTAAGTAAATTTATCTAATAATTCCAGATACTTAGCTGTTATATATTTAGATGTCTTTCCTGTACCTGGAGGACCAGATATAAATTTAGGCTCAATCATTTGCAATCTCCTTATATTCACCATCAACTATTAAATCTTCCTTATCTAAATCTTGATTTAAGATTCTCCATGAAACACAAGATTTATCTCCAAACTTACCATGATTCTTTTTAGCTTTTAATATTGATTGGCATTTAATAACTAAATCTACTCTAGCTAAATTTATTTTTTGTCTATGTAAATAGTCTTCAAATTTATCTAAGTTAAACTCTAAAATTCTTTTATTAATATTGTAATAAGGCATTCCAAAATAAGCTAATTCTTTTTTATTAGTGTATGCTTTTTCTTCTGCAATATAGTTTTTAAAGTTCTTAATAAATCTATTGTCCTCTTGAGCTTCCTCTACATATTCATCAGACTTACTTCTTGATTCATATTTTAATCTCATAATTTGATCAAATTCATTCTGTTTCATTTCTGGAATCCAAACAGAAGCTTTACTAATTACTGCATCATAAAATAGTTTTTTATTTCTAAGTGTAGGTCCATCGACAGTTATTCTTTTTTCAACACTATTACCCTCTACTACTGAATTAACTGTTACAAAATATCTATCACTTCCATACTCTACAATCTCCCCAATAGATTCTTGAGCCTCTTCACTTGCTGCTTCTTTAATACCTATCCAACTAAACAGAGTTGCAATGGTTCTTGTTTCACAACCAACTATCTCTGCTAATTTAGGCATACCAAATTTTCTTTGTGCCTTTTTAACTGTTGTACCTTTATTATCTCTTTTATTAGATTCCTCATCATTAGCTGCTATCGCAACTTCATATATAAATTCGTTTATTTCTTGCTCACTCCATTGTGTTTTAGTAATTAAAACTCCAGCTACTGCAGTACAGAAAGCATCTCTTTGACCTTTCCCTGCATACAAAATACATAGAGCAGTAGACAAAGCAATCTTACCTAAATCTATTTTAAGATCCCCTGGATACTTATTAAAGCCTTTATAACTTTCCCATCTTACAATCTCATCTGCTTTACTGTGTTGAGACTCTGGAACTATTGTATAATGTTTTGCATCACTTCTTATTTCACAAAGTGTATTACCATGAGGAAACTTTTTACAAAACTTTTCTAATTCTTTAGGTAAAATAAACTGTTTAAACTTTAATTTTTCATTCCATATATAATGACTAGTAGGATTACTATCTCTACCAAAAATAGAACTTTTGTTTTTTAAATATATATCTGTAAATCTTCTGACAATAGGATTGTCAATATCAAAATCTGTGTCTTGGTCTAATCTAAGAGCTATTTCGCAGTGTGAGTATTTTTGTTTCCATTCTTCTTTCGTTATCTTAAAATCCGGGCTGGCCCAATTCTTAACTTCGGGCGTGCCCTTGAGGCACGGTATAATGACCCTCCCTAGATCTATCCAATCCGCATAGCTAACCGGCGATGTATTCACACTTTCATCCATAATTAATAGTGGACGGGTCCACTCTCGCTTAACCGTCCACTTCCCGCAGGAACTGTTATAAGTTTATAGTTTTTTTAGCTGGTTCTTGGCTTTCAGGTTTAGCTTCCACTTCACCTTTACCAATTTTTTCTGCAAAGTTTTTTGCAATATCATACAAACCTTTTTCTGATACTGGTCCAACTTTACTTATATCCCAACCAAACCATGTTCCTTTGTCATTAGACATCTGAACAGTTTTTAAGTTGTAAATGTGGCTATAAGTTGGCGGTGTAAATAAACCGTTCTTACCTTGCATTTTAATACCCATCATCATCGAGTTCCATTTTCTACTAACTTTTAATTGAGTAGATTTCATTGAAATCAATGCGCTTGTAGGGTTATCGCTAACTTGAATAACGAAATGGTTAGCAGTGTTTTCAAGATAATTACCATTTGGTAACCTGTCTTTGTAAGACTTATCTCT